ACAGGGCTTCGCTTAACGACCGATAGTCGGGGCCATTAGGACCATCAGGTAACCCAGTCAGTGTACTGAACACCTCAGGGGTCACCGGTCACGCGATAGAACGGCGCGTATCTTCCGTTCGAGGATCGCTAACGTGGTTAGCGTGTCACGATCTTCTACCAGGGAGTAGTGGCGCAACATCTCCTCCAACATAGTTTTAACTTCCTCAGGCACACCTCTTTCGAGGCCAACCGTGGGGAGGTTAGGCCAGATGGCTGCCCCCAGGCTTGCTAAGCCCGGCAGCATGGCTTCAACCACCATCTCAGCCTCCTGGTCGGAGGTTGCCGCATCAACGTCGGCCCACACCCGGTATCGCGAAGCGACCCGGGCCCGCTCACTCAAGTAGAGTGCGCGGTTGGCACGTTGTGCGCGGCTCGAGAAGGACCGCTTTCGCTCGTCGCGAGCCCACACCCTCTGGATTAAGGGTGTGAGGCGTTCCTCCAGGGGAATACCATACGGATTCCAACCAAGCCCTATGGGGTCTGGCAAGTCCGCGATGTACGCTAGTACCCGCTTGTGGCGGGGGCGCATCATCAACAAGCTACCGGGACCAAAGTTTCGGGCAAAGTCCACAAAGGACTCGTCCGTCGCTCGGCCCTTCCACTTGAACCCCCTGACAACATCACTAGCAGTGATGACGCGACCGGCAAATTCAGCAACGGAGTCCGATGACAGGCTTTTGTGGTCTGCCACCTTCATCCCCCACTTGGTAAACCAGCCGCGGACGACTGAGGCCACCTTGTAATCACAAATGACAAGGTCGTCACCTAAGATCACATAGGGTAAGTCCTGTTGTGAACAGTCCCACCCGCATTCTGCAAACGCCGCGCGTACCACGGAGTGGTGCCATAGCGCGAAGCAGGCAAAAGTAGGATACAACCCCAAGGGCGCACCCACAGTCCAGTGAAGGACTGTGCGCCGAGATCCGGATCGCGTTGGGTTCACAACCCAATCCCCGGTACAGGTTGACCTCAAGAACTGGAGCCACCGAGTAGGCACACCACAGCGAGAGAGGTTCTCAAGCTGCAGATCGAGCGGAGCTAGATCTGTCGCGGACGACAAGTCCATACTCACGGCGGGAAGTCCCCGTCGTAGCCACTCTTGTACCAATCGGACCCCTTTCTCATGGTCGTACGTGCAGTCTTGGTAGACTTGGCGTAGACCCCGGAAAAGAGCTCGCCCAAGCGGTTGCAAAGCCGCCTGGTAGACACGGTGTGGGTTAGCAGCAAAACGCAGCTTGTACCCTGCCTCTTGTATGAGCGATATGGAGCCCATTAAGGGACGTTCCGCAAGGGGCGGCCCGCTTCGTAACTCATCTGCAAGATTTAACTCAAGCATGTTAGTCACGAACATATCGACACCCGCAAGGGTGCCCGAGAGGATATCCCAGTTCTCCACCGACCAGACCGTCCTTTCCCAAAGGACGTTCAAAGAGTCGATGAGCATCGATGGTTCCGGCGCCGTTTTGTCGCCGGTTGCGTTGGGAGCTCTCTTGGTGTCCCGCGTCTGGTAGTCAAGCAGACTATCTCCGGTCGTTTCCGGCACAGAGATGCGGACCTCGAGAGGGGACTTATGGACTAAGGCCAGGCCCTCAATCAGAGGGACTAATGGCACAGGTTCCCGAGTCACTGACGCAAGGAGGTTAGTCCATTGCTCCTCGGTTACGAGCACCTCTTGGTCGTAGTACACTAACTGAGTGTACACCATCATGGCGTTCCACGCCGTCCTGAACCTGCTTTTCGGCAGGCGGAATAGGAGTCCAAACGCGCCTTTTGGCGCTCCTCCACGATATCGTATCCATCTTTTAGCACTGGGGATATGCTCCAAGCCGGCATAATGCCGTAGCAAGTTGACTTTCATCTCCTTGAGCCTGGCAACAGTCTCCTCAGCGCCATTACAGCGCACCCAGCGCTCTACTAGCGCGGAGATCTGCACTGCAGCTGACCGACAGACACCAACTACCTGTAACCTGAGCGACGATGTTTCGGTGTCGAACACCAGACTATGCCCCCTTTCAGGGTACTAGTCAACAGCCTCTCGGCACGCGACGACCAGTCACGATTTGAGATGCGGGCCAGGT